CGATTCTTATCCATTCTCCAAAGAACGGTCTATAAGTGCGTAGGATATGATACCTTGTATTTCATTCGCTGTACCAGCAGTCATTTTTAACACATCTCCCTCTTCCAATACCAAAGTTTGTGATATGATTTGTCTTGTTGTATTGGCTGCTATAGATGCATTATCAATTCTGAATGTAGCTGTTGCACTAGTGTCAGTTACTTGCGTTGACAAATTTACAGCACTCGTATTTCCATTGTGTGCTTGTATTTGTTTTACTAAACATCTACCGTTTGTTGGTGCTGTTAACACAGATATAGTGCCAGTAGAGTTTAAATTAAATCCAGCATTTTTATATTGTATTGTCATGATATAAACCAGTTAAAAGTATTTTGTTCATTCTTAATGTCTTGTTGATAAGAGAAATTTAATTTTTCTACTATTTGTTTAATAGATAAATTTATTAATCTTTGATTTTGCACATCATATTCCATTTTGGGTTCAGGTAAATTTGTAACTAGTTTAGCCATTTTTTTCTCTCCTAATAGACTCTTTGCATTGTTTAGCAAGTCTTGCAACTTCTGTCTTACCCATAACTTTAGCTCTTTGTTCCATAACAGTTAATATTTGTATTTTTCTTGCAAACGATTTGTTTACTCTTTTTACTTTTCTACAAGTAGCTTTAGCATCCGATAAAGTTGCGAACTTAATAGAGACTGTATCTTTTGGGTTTTCATCTGTATACAATCGTCTACCACTTCCTTTTGGTTTTTTACCAGTTCCTTTGATTGGGTCTTTTCTCATTATCTTCTTCCGTCAGGTTGCACATCAGCACGAAAAGTTCCGTACCTCCAATTTTCCGATGTAGTTACATTTTCTACTTTGAAATTTACTGCTCTTGCTCTTGCTCTTGTATCAACTTTTTTTGTGGATGAAGATATAGTAAAAGGTCCTAAACTACTACTAGCTTCTGTATCACTTGGAAAATCTTTAAGATTTATAGTAATTTTTGCATTACCAGAAAGAGCTCGAAAGTCTGGTATAAATCTTCGTATCTTCATAAAAATTTCTCCCTCTGTAACTACTCCAGCTTCTTGAGCTTTAACCTCAAAATCTCCACTCTGTATTGAACCAACAATCGCTACACTACTTCCATCTGAGGCTACTTGGTCGACACCTTTTTCGTGAGCATATAAAGTTGATGCACCGTTCTCAGCAGTGACACCTTGAATAGTTGGAAAACTTGGTGTGCCTGAAGAATTGTATTGTGTTGCATAAGGATTATCAAAAATTGTTTTATCATAATAAGTTGTTCTATCTAAAGAACCTATAGACCAAGTGCCTTCTAAATAATTGTAAGAAACCATTCTATCAATTTGATTTGAATCAGCTTTAGGATAAAACCAATTTATTTCGTTAAACAATGAATTGTACCCAGCATATATAATGTCGTGACTACTAAAGTTTAATCCTAAATCACCGTCATCTACAGTTGTAAAAACAAAGTCTTCAACAGAGCAAGGTATTTTTTTTACTGTACCATCGTATAAATAAAAACCACCAGCTTGACCCATCCAATACACAACACCATTTACAGCGACTACTGCGTGTTGACCTATAAGACCACAATTACTTCCTACTTGTTCTAATCCAAAAGTAAAAGGAGGTCCTACAAATCTCATTGAGTAAGCTGCTGTGTTAGTTAGTATTAAAGTATAACTTCCTGCATTCACTCCTCCAACTATTCTTGTTCCAGTATCTAAACGAAAAGTTCCTGCTGTATTTGTTGATGTCGGAGTATAGTCTGTGTTGTCCTCTTGTGAAGAAAATCGTATAAACATTTTATCTTGTGATGCTGTGCTACCTATAGTTGTTTCAGTTCCTAGGTGTATTAAATGTCTATCTCTATCAGATACCAAAGTCATAACACTTGTAGTAGGGTTAGAGGATATTGCTGTTGCTCTTGTTGTTAATGCTCCAGAGGCTGCTGGATTCCATTCAAATGTTTTATTGTTTCTTACTGTAGCAACTAAAATTTGTCCGTAATTATCAAGTGACCAATTACCTGGTTCTAATGTTACCACTGCACTAGTTGTCGCCTCTCCCCAACCAAAATAGTCTGATGCCTCTTCTACCGTTGTACCATCACTATGAGCTGAAGTAGATGTTCCAGAAGCTCCTCTAGTAATTCCAGTTAAATCATTACTACTAACTCCACCATATGTAATTAATTCTGTGCCTACCAATATTGTTCCACCATCCGATGAAAAACCAGTAGTAGAAGTTAAAGTAATACTAGTGCCACTTCCTCCAGTACCAGCACTGTCGTTTAATAAAGCACCATTTAAAGTAGTGGTAGTTTTTGTAGCAGTTTCTCCACCATACAATCCAGTTCCAAAACCATACCCTTTTTTTTGAATTGCATCTCCAACAAAAAAATACTCATTAACAGTAACACTACCAGCTGCACTCATACCACTGCCACTTTCACTTGATGCCATTGTAACAGTAAAAGAATCAGAAGATGCTGTAGTTACTTCAAAAGTGTTTGTAGTGAAGTCTGCTGTTGTAAAACCTGTTGCACCACCACCTGGTAAAGTAACACTTGAAAAAGTTAAAAGATGCCCTTTTTGTAATCCATGAGATATTTTATTAACTGTTACCGTAGCAGAACCATTACTAGAACTAAGTGTACAAGAAGTCAAAGCTGTGGCTAATGGCGATACATCGTAAAATGAACCATCGTAATAAACAAATAAACCTCTGTGTGTGCCGACTGCAATATATTTTCTACCATCCAAGTCTGACCATATGTGTATAGCTCTTGCTACTCCAACAACTGTTGTATCGGTAGTTTGTTCCCAACCACCTATTTTTTCTGGATAACCATAACGAAAACGAACATTATCACAATCAATCCATTTTCCCTCTGCTCCAGTTGGAGTGACTTGTTTGTTTATACCAGCTGCTATTTGTATATCTGTTAAAGGCATACAAGTATTATAAAGTAAAGTAAATCAGTAGTAAACTAAAGAACTGTCAATATATGTAGGCTTTAAATCCATATGTTTAGTAGTTTCTTTAAATGCTAAATCAATATCATTTACAACATATTTGTAGTTGTTGTACCAAAGTTCATTAAATAAAATTGTTTCTTGATTGTAAGGTCTTGATACCCAAGAACAATCATTTGTAGTTTGTATAGGAGCAGGGTGATTGTTTATACTACTAATAAAATTTTGCTTAATTTTTTTACTTAAATCAACAAAATAAGTGGCATCTTTAATTTTTCTATGAGGTAATATTTTGTGTATATTTTTAACTACTTCTTCATCTTCAATTATTGGTTCTACCACAGACTTGTACCAAGACTTTGGCACTTCAACTTCTTCAGTGCAAAACACTACTAACTTATATTTTTCTGGTACATTCCAATCAGGAACAATTTGTCCTTTTTTTGCGTAAGTGTAAATTATCATACTTTTTTAGTAGCAAAATATCGTCTCATATCTTTATGATAGGAATTATATTTTCCTTCTTTTCTAACATAATGTAAAAAAACTTGTGCTTGAAAATCACCAGTAAACTTTTCTCTCCAGTGTTCCACTTCAATACCTTTATAGATTATTGCATCACCTGGCTTTGTAACCACTGGTGTTCCAGCAAAATACAATGCCCAATCTTCTCCACTATCTTTTAAATTTAAAGTAACACTTATTTCACAACTTGGTCTGTCTGTGTGTTTTGTTAACTCTGCACCTTTTGTGTATACTCTAAGAAAAGAATATGTAGGCAAAAGTTCTTCTCCGACAATTTTTTCTAATTTTTCTTTTTTACAAAGTAATATACTCTCCATTAAAGAGTCTGCGTATACTGCTGAGTCCATAATTAAACTTTGTGCTGTGTCAAATTCTTTAAAATTATTTCTGTGAAAAAATTCAACATATTGACCATAGACTTTTAATTCATCCTTAGATAAAAAATTTTTTTCTAATTTGTAATTTATAATGCCCATGATACTACCGAATATCTTGTGCCTTTTGTTACTTCTTTTACTTCGTGTGGAAATAATGAATTTGAAAGCCAAGTAATAGTTCTATTAGGTCTGACTTCAATTGGATAAGTTTTTTTGTTGTCTAAAGGGTCATGAAAAACTAAATTACCTCCTTCGTAATCATTGTTAAGTAAAAAAATTAAACTTAAAGTTCTTGGAATGGTGCTGTGATGGTCTGTATGCACTTTATAATAACATCCTTGTTTGTAACGAAGTGCAGATATATCTATAATTTGTTGAACATCAACATGGTGGTAAAAAGCATTGTATTCTTTATATATTTGCATAAAGTATGAGGCTAACAAATTGTGCCAATGCACATTACTTAAAGATTCATTGTCTTGAGAAAAAGGAAAAATTTCTGCGTTTCGATGTGTTTTTTCTGAAGGGATATTTACATCATTATTTTCACCGATAGTTTTTGCCTCTACAAATTCACACAAATTTAAGTATTCTATAAATTTACCTAAAACTGGATATGGTAAAACATCATCTTTTATTTTAACAAAATCAATTATTTCCAATGCACTTTCCTCCACATAAAACTTGCATAGTTACCTAAATATTTTTTATAAAACAAAAATCTTTTTATCATCCATTTATCAAAATCTTGCATAGGATATTTATTAATTTTCATTTGCCAACTTTCTTTTTTATAAGGAATAACTTGAGCAATTATTTCTCCTCTTTTGATAGTAAATTTTTTAGCTTTGTCCACCTCACCATGTAGTCTATATGGTAAATTTATTTCTTGATTATACCTATCTGTATCTACAATACCAGATAATATTTCATAATTTTTTTTTACTTTATTTAAAGGAGGCATAATAAGACAAGAATAGCCAGGTGGTGTTTTGATTCTCCAAGGCAATAATATTTTTGGATAACCATAATTAGAGCCATTAGGCGAGTGACTTTTATGATATGGGCACTTACTTCCTAACTGTGCTTGAGAGTGAATATTTTTTTTAATATTATTATGTGTCAGTACATTAATGGCTTCAATGCCAGGGTCATTCCAATAAATCATATTAGTTACTAAATTTAAATCTCTGTAGCCTTCTTCATTTACATAGTTATGATTTATGTGTATGTCTCTTGGATTAGGTAATGCGTAACCAGTTATTTGTGTATCAAAAAAAGGTTTACAGGCTTTGATTGTTCTATTTGTATCAAAGTCCCCTTCTTTTAATTCTTTGTACCAATCACTTAAATAAAATTTAATGGGTTTTGGGTACACCTCTTCGGTC